GCGTTGACTTGGGGTTTGAGTTCATGGGGCACAAGCCGACCAGACACCGGGCCATACGTGCCAGCTACTACTTGGTCACTCGACAATTGGGGTGAGTACGCAATCGGCTGCTCAACTGCTGATGGCAAGATATATCAGTGGACCAACAATACAGCGACAGCCGCGGCAGTATTGACCAACGCGCCAACGAACAACACTGCAATCATAACAACCGACGAGCGTTTTATTTTTGCGCTTGGTGCGGGCGGTGAGGGCGATCGAGTCGAGTGGTGCGACCAAGAAAACAACACCGTTTGGACTGCCACTGCGACTAACCAGGCGGGTGGTTTTACGCTGACAACCGGCGGCAACATTCTTACGGCAGAACAACTTCGCGGCGAGACGTTAATCCTCACCACCACCGATGCACACGTTGCTCGATATCAAGGACCGCCCTTTGTTTTTGGTTTTCAGCGAGTCGGAACAGGATGCGGTATTGCTTCGGGAAATGCTTGCGTAAAAGCAGACGGCTTCGCCATTTGGATGGGCACCAATGCGTTCTACCTTTATGACGGCGGTGTCCGCTCACTACCAAGCACTGTCGGCGACTTTGTATTTAACAACTTGAACGAAGCACAGAGAAGCAAAGTTTACGGTGTATTGAACAGCAAATTTTCAGAGGTCGTTTGGTTCTATCCGAGCAATGACAGCTTAGAAAATGACAGCTATGTGACCTACAACTACAAAGAAAAATTCTGGAGCGTGGGCTCTTTGGTCAGAACCGCTGGTGCTGATGTTGGTGAGTTTATTTATCCAAATTACGTTGGCTTTGACGGCTACATTTACGAGCATGAGGTCGGTTTTGATTACGACGGCGCGACTGTTTTTGCAGAGTCTGGTCCAGTTGAGATTGGACAAGGTGATCGACTGGTCGTTGCAAAGAACCTAATCCCTGACGAGAAGACACAGGGCGACGTTACAGCCATTTTTAAGACTCGTTCCTATCCTAACGCTACCGAGAGCGAACACGGCCCCTATACGCTGGCTAACCCGACCTCGGTGCGATTCCAAGGCAGACAACTCAGCATGCGCGTAACAGGAGATCGTCAAACCGATTGGCGAGTTGGCGTAATGCGTCTGGATGTTGTGCCAGGGAGTGCTCGATGATTTTGCCAACAGCGCCAGAGGTCTATGACCCAATCGACACTAACAAAATCAATTTGTTGATCGAGCAAGCGGACGGCTTGAACCACAAGAAAAATCAGGACGTTGAAGTTGGCGCAGCCCGGTTGATATTGAAGTCTCCAAACGGCACGCGCTACAGCATCACGGTCGATAACTCAGGCAATTTAGGAGCGACAGAATTATGAATGCGCAAGAAGCACTAGCTGCACCAAGCGCGTTAGAAGCGATGTTTCCGTACCGCGAGATGCTTGAGCGAGCGTTGGAATTTGCCGGCGGTACGCATTTATTTGAAGACATTGTGCAAGCGGTCAACGAAGGTCGCATGCACTTTTGGCCAGCGGAAAAAAGCTGCGTGGTAACGGAGGTCGTTTGCTACCCACGCGCCAGAGCTATTCATATCTTTTTAGCCGCAGGCGACTTGATGGAAATCAAGGATATGGATGAAACATTTCAAGAATTTGGCAGAGCATTAGACGCCAAATTTATTACGTTGTCCGGCCGCAAAGGATGGACAAAAGCGCTCGATGATATCGGCTACAAATTAAGTCATGTGAGCATGTACAAGGAGATTGAAGATGGCAGGAAGTAAAGGCGGCGGCGGTGGCGGTAAGGGCGGCTCGTTCACTCCGCCAGCAAATCAATATGGTGGATACGGCACAGGTTATTACAACCCGCAGCCTCGGTTACCCCAGGCTCCTTACAACCCGATGATGGATGTCTACGGATCTTCGCAAAATGTAATGCAACCCATGATGGGCTATTACAATCAGTTTCCTGCTGGCGGTAGCAACTACCGACCTTACCAACCGCAACCGCAGCCTGAGCCGCCGCCTCAAGATGGAATCTATATGCCTTCGCCTCCAGTTAGAGGCCCGATTGGCGGGCAGGGCGGACAAACTGGATTCCCAATCGGGTTGGAGCCAGGCACTGACTTTAATAATTACAACATGAACGATATTGCTACCGCAGTGAATCGATCACAGTTTGGCGATTTTTATCCTGTCTTTCGACAGCCGCCCTCCAATACTGAGGCTGTCAGCCCCGAGCTTGAGCAAGTATCTACACCGATGGCAGCTCCACCACAATTTACAGCAACGAGAACAAGACCCGATGGCTACCCGGTCAGCTCGGTCAACATGCCAATTTTAGATGCGGCAGATCGTCAAGGTGGTAAGGGTCGCGATAGCGGTCCTCGCAGCGGATACGTTAAGTACAGCCAACCACAGCCACAAGTAGCACCAATTGCTGACCCAGGTTTTGGGGGCTATGACCAGAATGCCAGAGCAATGATGTACGGCGCGCCAAGTATTATGTTTGGAGGATTTAGATAATGGGAAAGAGTAAAAACGAAAGTAATCAGACAATGGACCCTCAAATCAAGGGTGCTTTGCTCGACGTTTTCAACACTGGCCGCAATCTATCGCGAACGCCATACAATCCTTACAACTTTGCAACGGTTGCTCCCATGTCGCCGTTCCAGCAGCAAGGCATGCAGGCTACTTTAGACGCAGCCCGAGCTGGAGTCGGTCAAGACCAGATGCGTACTGCAATCAATGCCGCTCAAGGTGTTGCCGGATTTAGTCCGAGAAAGGTAAACATGCGGAACGTAAACGCAAACGGAAACCGCGAAGGCGACGTTACACCTATCAAAGCACAAGGTTCAACGAGAGTTAACGCCAACCCTGCCAGCACAAGTTTTGACCGCTTGCGATCTGCGGTCGGGGACGCCGATACTAGTTATAACCCGACACAAGTTTACGATAGAGCTGCATTTGAGGGCTATGGCTCACAAACAGTGGGCGTTGGCGGCGCTGACACTGCAATCGATTTTGACGACGTTACTGCGAGAAGAGCCATAGGAAATAACATCGGCAAATTAGGATTGCTCGGACCGGGAGCTTCAGCGGCTGAGGCAGATCAAATTTCCGTAAACAATTTTGGCCGAGTTGCAAAAGAAAACGTTTCTGCAAGAGACGTGACGGGGCCAGAGGGTCCAGTTTCAATCGGCGCTATTGATCCTTCGACTGTTACTGCTGGGACTGTTAGCGCGAATACGATTGATCCTCTTTCCTTTCAAGAAAGCAGAGTCAACGACTATATGAACCAGTATCAGACTGGTGTAATCGACAGCGCTTTAGGTGACATCGAAAGAGCTCGTAAAATGCAACAAAACCAAAATGCTGCCGGCGCTATTTCTGCGGGTGCATTCGGTGGTGATCGAGCTGCGATTGTTGAAGCAGAAACTAATAGAGCAGCATTAGAGCAGTCAGCACAAACTGCCTCGCAGCTAAGGGCGCAAGGCTTTGAATCGGCTGCGCGTCTAGCGGAGGCAGACCTGGCTCGCAGAATGGATGCTGCAACAGCCAATCAGCAGGCCGGCTTGCAAGGCCAGTTAGCCAATCAGCAAACAGGATTAGCAGCCAGTCAAGCAAATGCACAACTCGGCTTACAAGGCCAGACAGAGGCCGCTCGACTCGGGTTGCAGGCGGGCTTATCTGCTCAAGACGCGAACATGCAGGCGGCTCTCGCGAATCAGCAGGCTGACCTGGAAGCAAACCTCGCAAACCAAAGAACAGGCGTAGAAGCCGGCAGGGCTAACCAAGACGTTTCGTTAAGGCGTGCTATCGCGAATCAACAGGCGAGCGTGGGTGATGCGGACCGAGCATTGCGTGCTGGACAAATCAATCAGGATGCTAGCTTGCAGTCGCGACAGCAAAATTTGCAGCGATCGATGGCGAACCAGGACAATGCAAGAGCTTTAGAGCTTGCTAATCAAGATGCTAACTTGCGCGCAGCGCTTGCGAATCAGCAAGCACAACTGAACGCGGGACAAGCTGCGAACCAGGGCGTTCTGCAAACACAAGCGCTTGGTGTAGATGCGGGGCAGGCTAACCAAGCGTCAGCGCTGCAAGCTAGTCAATTAAATAACGCTGCAAGACAAGCAAACCGCGATCGAGATTTGCAGGCTTCGTTGGCGAATCAGCAGGCCGGTTTAGATGCTGCGCAGATGCGTAATCAAGGTTTGTTACAAGGACAATCGTTAGGCGCGCAAGCGAGTCGGGCTAACCAGGCTGATAGAACAGCAAACAATCAGTTGCTTGCACAAACAAGGCTGGCAAACCAAGACGCGAACTTGCAAGCGCAGTTAGCCAACCAAGCAAATCAACGACAGTACGGATTTCAAAATCAAGATGCTCAAATGCAGGCTCGTCTTGCAAATCAGCAGATCGGCTTTCAACAAGATCAGGCTGAGTACGATCGGCAGTTTAGGAACCAAGACGCTAACCTACGTGCTCAGTTGGCTAATCAAAATGCTGGTTTGCAGGCTCAACAACAGAGGCTCGCGGGCGCTGGTATGTTGGGTCAGCTAGGCCAAGATCTTCGCGGCATGACATTCCAAGATGCCCAGGCAATGCAGGGTGTCGGAGATCAGCAGCGGCAATTTGCGCAGCAGATCATGGACGACCAATACAGACGTTACCAAGAGGCGCAGAACTACCCATTCAGGATGTTCGACGTGCTGCGTAGCGGGGCCGGTATGTTGCCTAATCCGACTACTACAAGCTCAAGTGGCCGAAGTTATAGCTTAGGAGGATAAAATGTTTAGTTTTGCCAACTTAATGAAAAACCTCGTTCAAACAAAACTTGCCGACCAGGTAGGAGGCTTAGCGGATGGTGTCGATATGGGTAAATCGTTGTTAGACGATCCCTCTCAAATCGGTGGGATGATAAAAGACAAGGTAATGGATCATTCTATTGTTGCTGCTGGAACCATGTCTCCCGAAGAATACGAAGAGTATATGCGCAATCAAATTCTAATGGGTCAGGCTCAAAGTCCGGGCATGGCAATGCCTGATTTGCCGCAAATGAACGCTCCATATAGCGCTGGAGGTTTTGTAAGCCAATCTCCGAATTACTTAAATTACGCGCAGCAATCATTGGGAGGGCCGTATGGCTGAAATGCCTTTTGACATAAACACGCTAAGCGAAGAGCAGCGAAGAATTTTACTGGGTCAGCTCCAAGCAGGGCAGGCACCTCAAGGCATCTCAGGGCCGCCGGCACCAGTTCTTCCTACAATCACTGATCAGAAAGATCGAAGTTTCCTCGGTAACATAATGCAAAGGAAACTCTTGAATCCGTTGCAAGTAAAATTAGGGCTAAGAGACTCACCCCAAGACGTTTTGCGACAGCAGCAATCGATATTAAATCAGTACGAGCTGCAAGGTATGCAGCAAGATCGGCAGCGAAATAATCAGGCTGTGGAATACATAAGAGGCTTAACGGAAGAGCAAGGCCAGCAGCTTGGTTTAAATGCAGCTCAATTAGCCTTAGCTAAAGCCAATCCAATGCAGGCCTATGACGATATTGTCAGCAGATCATTTGAAAGAGAAACCTTTAGCACAACGCCGCAATTTGGTGTTGATGCTACTGGTGGAAGAATCGCTTATCAGTTAAGTGATAGGGGTGGCGCAAAAGTATTAGATTACACGCCATCGCAAGAATACAGAACCATTGACGATGGGGAAAGCATTCAGGTTTATGATAAATATTCGGACAGATTAATACAGACAATTCCTAAGCAGATGACGCCTGAACAGCAAGAGCGGCTAATCATAGAAAAGAGAAAGGAAACTAAAGACGACAAAGAGAAATTGCAAGCAAGAACCAAAGCCCTCCGAACAGAGTTTACCAACCTCACTAAAACTGATCGTGAAATTGCAGTGGCCTTCCAGAAGGTTCAAAAGTCTGCTCAGAATCCGAGTGCAGCTAGTGATGTGGCGTTGATTTTCGCTTACATGAAACTGCTTGATCCTGGCTCTGTGGTAAGAGAGGGTGAGTTCGCGACAGCGCAAGATTCTGGAAGTGTACCTGACCGAGTTGTTGCTCAATACAATAGGGCTCTGACTGGTGAACGATTGCCTGAAGAAGTCAGACAAGATTTCTTGCGGTCCGCTGAATTAGTAATTGCGCCCTACAGAGAACAGTTCGAAGCGACCAAAATTAGATACTCCACGCTTGCTGAACAGCAAGGGTTGCAGCCTAGTCAAATCATAATAAACGATCCGTATTCTAACTTGCAGCAATATAATTTTGATGACGATTATTTAAGGCGTAATGGCTTGCGTGGTTCTAACGAGCGGAGGAAATAATAAAATGGAGACTGCATTAGAAATTTTGTTATCAGATATAGATCAACTCATCGCTAACGGAAAAAACCCAAGAGAAATCGAAGCCTATGCGTTAGATGAGTTTGGATATACGCCACAGAGATTAGAACGCGCTCTTACTATGATGGAAAAGAGCGGAGGAAAAATCACACCATCGTCTACTGCGTCAAATTTGATTAGAGGTCTTACGCTTGGCGCGTCCGATGCAATCGAAGCTGGCGCTCGCGCATTAGTCGGCCCAGAAAGTTATGAGCAAGAGCGTGCCGCGATCAGACTGGGGGAGCAGGAATACGCAGAGGATTACGGTGGTCGTAAATTGGCTCAAGAAGTTCTCGGCAGCGTTCCTACTAGCATAGCAGCTTCAATGCTTGTTCCTGGGGCGGGATCAGCGGTTGCTGGATCTCGTCTTGCTAACCTTGCAAAAGTGGCTCCAGTAGCAGCAGGAGAAGGCGCCGTCGCTGGATATTTTGGCGGGGACGCTGACCCGATTAGCGTTGAGGCTTTGCAAGATACAGCAATAGGTGGTGGGGCAGGCTTATTGTTCGCAGGAGCAGGGGAGATGATTGGCGGTCTCAAAGACGCTGCTAGTCCAGCTTTGATGAACTCTGCGCAAGAGCGAATTGTTGGCCAGGTTCTTAATAGGCAAGCAACAAATCCTGCGCAAGCAGCGGAAGCCTTAGCTCGCGGCGGGGAGCAGTTCGTTCCTGGTAGCGTGCCTACAACTGCGCAAGTAGCAAGAGACCCTGGTCTAGCAGCAGCAGAAACGACAGTGCGAGGCATGGACACAAGCAACAGACTTGGCCAGCGCATTCTCGATCAGCAAACTGCGCGAGCAGATGAATTGCAAAGATTGGCAGGATCGGAAGATGACCTCGCTAGACTGGTGGATTACCGAAACGCACAAACGGGCGGCATGAGAGATACTGCTTTTGATGAAGGTGGAATGATTACTAACCCGCAGGATTTAATCGATTCATTCAACGCGCTTGCAAATCGTCCAGGTATTAAAGGGAAGAAGTCAGTTCGCACGCTGATAGAAAGATTTAGGGACGAAGTTGAGCTTCTTGCAAAAGACCCTGACAATCCAGAAGTATTGTTACCAATCGATCCGAGAGACATGTATGCAGTTCGCCAAGAGATGAGCGATATGCTGTACGGTAAACTGGGCAATGATGATAAAGCTGTTGCAAGGCTTTCAAGGCAACAGATTGGTGAATTACAAAGCATTATCGACGATGAAATTGAGGCGGTAGCGCCTGGTTTCCAAGATTATCTTGCGACCTATACAGCTAGAAGCAAGCCAGTTAATCGAATGGAAACAACGCAAGACCTCCAAAGAAGAGCGCAAGGGACAGCGGTCAACTTGCAAACTGGCGATCTAGTGTTGACCGCGCCAAAGTTTCGTAATGCACTAAACGCACGCAAAAAGGAAATCGCAAGACTGCCTTTGTCCAATAAGAAGAGAATCAACGCAATCATGCGAGATCTAGACAGATCAAGCGCT